AAATTTATTATCCGGGTATTGGTTAATGACTACTTTTTCGCAAGGTAAATATGCTTTAGCTATTTCAGATAGATCAGGCATGGCTTTTCCATATAACGAAATGGTTAGAGAATGGAACGGTGCCCTGGTCCATGTTTCAGAGTACGAGCCTAAACAACCACAGTTAGATCCTAAACCAACAAGTGCAGACCCACAAGCTTTACAAAGAGCAAGAACTGCAAGAACAGAATTTCCAACAGAAGATTTTCTACCCGAAAATCCTCTTGTGACCGCATCTAATACTACATTAAAAATTAATTTTCCAAATGGTGATTTACAAGTAAATGATTTTATTAGATTAAGAAATGTTAAATCTTCGGTAGGTTCTCTTTCTATATCTACTTTACAATTATCTACAACTTTAAATGAAACATTAACTGATTCGGATACTACAATTACTTTAAGCGATGTATCAGCGCTTCCAACATCAGGTTTTATTGTAATAGAAAAAGTAAATAGCACAACAGGAATTTATGAAAATGAAGTTATTGAGTACACTGGAAAATCTTTAAATACTTTAACAGGATGTACTAGAGGAACAAGTGCACCTTACAGAGGGGTTAGTCCTGTAAATACAACAGCAACTTCTCATGCAATTGGAGCAAAAGTATTTGGAGGTTATAAAGTAGAATCTTTAAATGAAACATCAGTTCCAAGCACGGGTCAACCATCTACAACTACACAATTTGATGGTATAAATGTTACGACCATTACTGCACTAAGCACAGAAACAGGAGGCGGTTTTCAGTGTACAATTGGACCGATAAATGATAGAGCTTAATTATGGCTGGATATACATACTCAACTTTAACAGATGATATTAGAAACTACACGGAAGTAGACTCCAGTGTTTTTACTGCTGCTGTTATAAATAGATTTATAGAAAACGCTGAGTTTAGAATCAACATAGATCTTCCTATGGATTCTGACAGATTTCAAGATAATGGTCAATTTGCACAAAATTTTAATACTATTACAGTTCCTACAAAAGCTTTATTTATAAGAGGTGTTCAAGTTTTTAATTCTACAACATCAGATACGGACCAAGGTTTTTGGTTAGAAAAAAAAGATCAAACTTATATTACTGAATATGTAGGAGAAGCTACAGGTCCTGTTGGGGATAGAACAGCTCAGGATGTAAAAGGTTTACCTAAGTATTATGCTATGTTTGGTGGAGCTACCACAGGTGTTGACTCTGCTACATCTGGCGCTTTATTTGTTGCACCTACTCCAGATCAAAATTATAAATACACTATTTATTATAATGCTCAACCAACTGGGTTAGAGACTAATACCTCTGGAACTTATGTAAGTAATTATTTTCCACAAGGGCTCTTATATGCTTGTTTAGTAGAAGCTTTTGGTTTTTTAAAAGGTCCAATGGAAATGTTGACATTATATGAGAATAAGTATAAAACTTCACTACAACAGTTTGCAGGTATGCAACTTGGAAGACGAAGACGAGATGATTATACTGACGGAACAGTTAGAATACCAGTCAAGTCGCCGTCGCCGTAATTAGGAGATAAAATTTTATGACTATAACATCAGCAATATGTAATTCTTTTAAAGTAGAAATTTTACAAGGTGGTCACAATTTTAATGATGCTAGTGGTGCACCTACAGGTAATGCATTTAAGATAGCTTTATTTTCAAGTGACTCAGCTTCATTAAGTAAATCAACAACTGTTTACACCGCTCCCGCATCAGCTAACGCAGTTCCAACTAACACGCTAGAAGTTAGTCAAAGTCAAACTGACGGAGGCGCGTCAAACACTGGTTATACTGCAGGCGGAGCAGCATTAACAGCATCAGCTGATCCAGTTTTATCTACGGACACAGCATGTGTAAAATTTAATGATGTTAGTTTTACTTCAGCTACATTTACAGCAAGAGGTTGTTTAATTTATAATTCAACAGCAGTTACAGGATTCACAACAAACAGATCAGTGTGTGCAATTAATTTTGGTGCAGATAAAACTGTAACAAGCGGCACATTCACAGTTCAATTTCCAGCTCAAACTGCAGGCAACGCAATCGTTCAGATAGCATAGGGAGTAAATCCTTATGGCTAACACTTGGAACCAATCCGGAACCACCTGGGGCCAAAATAGTTACGGTCTTCAAACGGAAGTTAATATTTCTGTTACAGGTTTATCACTTACATCTACAGTTGGGTCAGTTGAATCTTTTAATGCTCAAGGTTGGGGTAGAGATACTTGGGGATTTGAAAACTGGGGAGAGTCTGCTATTGATGTTATTCTTTCAGGTTTAACAGCAACAACATCTTTAAACATACCAAATGAATTTATAGAAGTGCAACCAGGTTGGGGTACTTTAGATTGGGGTGAAAATGGTTGGGGCACTGTTAACTCAGCTGTATTTAATTTAATAGGTTTATCTGCAACAACTAGGGTTGGATCTTTAAGTCCCGATGATCAGATAATGGGATTAACAGGACAATCATCTACAAGTGCAGTAGGAAGTTTAACTGCTTTTTCTGATCACACACTTACATTACCTGCATTAAGTTTAACATCAAGTCCAGGATTACTGTCTGTAGACGATCATTCAGTTGGTCTATCCGGTCAATCAGCCACAAGTGCAGTAGGAAGCATATCTCCTGCAGACGTAATGGGTATAACTGCTCCATCTGCTGCTCAAACAGCAATTGGTGATATTACGATTTCATCTAACCCTATTCATTTATTAACCGGTGTTTCAGCCACAAGTGCAATTGGATCATTAACAATAGAAAATATAACTCCAGCATTGTTAGCTGGTCAATCATCTACAAGTGCTGTAGGTGCTCTTACCACAACTCAATTAACCATAGCTAGTTTAGATAGTTTGGGTCAAACAGCTACTACGGTTTTAAATGATGCTGGTATTATTTTAAAATATTATGAAAGACGTGCCCCTAAAACAAGCTCAGGATACTCAAGAAGAACCCCTAAAACAAGCACAGGATATACTAGAAAAACACCTGCATAATTATGTTTGACTTAATAATAAATAAACAATATAAATACACAATAATTAGGAGACAAAATTTATGGCATCAAGTTATTCCTCAGATTTAAAAATAGAGCTAATGGCAACCGGCGAAAACGCTGGTACATGGGGCACAAAAACAAACAATAACTTAAATCTTGTTCAACAATCAGTTGCAGGTTATGAAGCAATTAGTGCAGCATCATCAGATGTTGTTCTTGCAATGACTGATGGAACAATTTCAAATGCAAGAAATGCTACAATAAAATTAACTGGAACTTTAGCAGCTAATAGAACAGTTACATGTCCAGATAGCATTGAAAAAGTTTACAACATTATAGACGGAACAGATCATGCAGGAAATACTTTAACTTTTAAAACTGCATCTGGCACAGGAGTTTTACTTTGTGAAGGTAATTGTTATCTTCTTTATGCAGATGGAACAAATGTTGTTAAAGCAAGTGAATATAGAAAATGGAGAACAGTAAGTGCATCAGAAACAGTACAAGCTGGTGCAAAACTATTTGTAGAAACAAATGGCGGAGCTGTAACAATAACTTTACCTGCATCACCTGCAGTTGGTGATGAGGTTACTTTTGTAGATTCAAGATATACGTTTGATTCTAACGCATTGACTGTTGGAAGAAATAGTTCTAAAATAGCTAATGCAACTTCTGACTTAGTAGTTAATACAGAAGGTGCAGCATTTGGATTAGTTTATTCTGGTTCAAACGTAGGATGGACTTACACGGAGAAATAATATGTCAAATTACGAAGCAACAAAATACGATTTTTCAGGAGCAAACCTTACAGGTATCGAGGGTATACCTACAGCAACTATTGTTCCATGGTCAGATTCCTCTGTGCCAACAGGATTTTTAGAATGTGCTGGTGCAGCCGTTTCGAGATCAACTTATTCTGCTTTATTTGCAATCGTAGGTACAACTTATGGTGCAGGTAATGGTTCAACTACTTTTAATCTTCCAAACTTAGCAGATAACGTAGCGATTGGAAAATCTAATAACAAAGCTTTAGCATCTACTGGTGGAGCTAACACAGTTGCCTCAACTGGAAACGTAGGTGGATCTACAGCAAATGCTTCTTTATCAGTAGCTCAACTTGCTAGTCACAACCACAACATGAACGTTGGTGGTAGATCTATGGCTCAAAACCAACTTGACCAGGACCTTAGTGGACAGGCTCCTGAAAACAAAGAAACAAACTCAACTGGATCTGGGTCGGGACACCAACACAATATGAGTGCAAACTTTAGTGGAGATTCGACTTCAGTGCTTCAACCATATTTAACAGTAATTTATATTATTAAAACTTAGGAGAAAAAATGGCATCTAGAGGAACTTGGACAGTAATATTTGACGATAAGATAATTATAAATCAATCAGAACTTGACCCTTCAGATGGTCAACCTGTTGGTCATAGAATTGATGACGATGCTTTTTGGAGCAACCCTTCTTATTCAAATTTTTGGGCAGTTCAATATCAAACTTCAAACGCTGAAGATGAAGTAGAATTTAAAGACGCAACTCCTAATGATACTTGGGCTAGCACTGGTTTAGATTTCCAACCATTTATTGATAAATGGAACGCAGCTCATTTAGCATATCGACAACGAATATGGGATAATGATAACGTTGACGGAGAGACTGAAGCTGAAAAAATTACTAGATTAGGTGCAAGACCTACAGCGTAAAAATTTATATTTCAACAACTATATTTAAAGAAAATCTATTAAAATTTTTTGTAGGAGCTACTGCTTTGTGTTGTATTTTACTTGGAAAAAATAAAACTTCAGATTCAATAGAATTATAAAAAGTATTTTTATCATTTACACTAAACTCTGTTCCACCATCATTTGTATGTAAATTATAAACAATTGAAAAAAATTTATCTAAACTTTCATCAGAATGAAACTCCATGTTACTACCTGAATGATACCAATTCCAATGTATTCTGTTTATTGATTTAAATTTAAAAAAAATATTTTTCTCTACTATGTCAGATATAAAGTATGCAAAACAATTTAAACCATCATTATTTATATATTTAAATGAATTGTTATAAGTTTTTAAAGTAAAACCAGCATCTGGTTTATCAACGTTTATTTGATTACTATTGTTATCATATCCAAAACCCCAGCCATCAATTTCTGATAACAAACTAATTATTCTTTTATTTGTTTTCGTTGGAGTATTAGTGTTAATTTTTCTAATCACGGTCGCAATAACATCCAAGATGTTAGAATATATTTTTCACCCGATAAGGGTGAATTACCTCTGTGTAAATATGGAAAAGCTGCTGGCCAAATAACTATTCTACCAGTCTTTGGTTTTACTCTTTTTGAAAAATGTAAAAATTCTGTTTCTCCTCCTTCTTCTACATCATTTAAATATATTGAAAAAACAAACGCTCTTTTTTCATTGTCATATCCTTTAGCGTGCTCTACATGCCAAACATGATATCCTTCTGTAGGTAATGTTTTTTGTATTTTTAAATCTGCATAATGAAAAGGTTCACCACCATAAGCATCGATTGCACCTACATTTTTTGCATAATGACTCCACGCTAAATCAAAGTTTACTATCATAGGTTTTAACTCTTCCCACCAAATATTTATATTATTTGGTCCTGCAAAAAATTGTTGATCTTGTTTATATAAGATAGATGCTTTTTCAGAACTAATTCTACTAAAGGTGCTATTAAATTTATTTTGGTTTTCATATAGTTTTATAGCTTTATCACACTCTTGTGGTGTAATATAATTATCATACACACCAATAAAATTATTTATGTTTACAGTTTTTTCATTCATTTAATTATATCTATAATTTTTATATTACCTGCAATTGTTACGTTATTAGAATTAGGTTTTACCCAATGTTCTAAATAAGAGGGAAAAATTATTAGATCTCCTTGTTTTAGTTTTGGTTTATAATGTTTATTAAATATTTTACTATCACGCATCTCTAATAAATTTTTAACTGGGCTATTAAAAATTGTATAAGATTTATCTATTTTATAATATATTATAAAAGAAAAATCACTGGGGTGAATGTGACTTTCTTGATAGTCATTTTTACTATATTTATTTAACCATATATCACACACATTAAAAACAAAAGTTTTACAATATGGTTTTAATAAATAGCCTAATATTAATCTAAGTTCGATATTTAAATAATTTATCGAGTTTTTATTAAATAACGTGTTACCATTAAGAGTAGTTTTTATATCTGATCCAAAAGTTTTTTTAAAATTTTTCCCTGTAACATTTAATTTTAAGATATCTATATTCTTAGTAGCTATTAGATTTGGAAACAGGTTATCTACTTTAACGTCTATTGAAGCCATGCTACTATACTGTACCTAGTCCCTTCTGTTATTTTTTCAATTCCATGTGGGTACATAAAATTACTTGGAAAAAATATAATACTACCTTTATTTAATTTACATCTTTTTGTTTCTTTGTTTTTTTGATCTACAAAAACTAAATCTCCACCTTTATAATCATTGTTTAAATTTATTATAACACTAAGAGATCTTGGAATATCTGTATAAACATCTACATGATATTTATTATACCCACCTACTTCATACTTTAATAAATCTATTTCACTAATTTTATTTAATAAAATCTTTGGAAACTTAATCTTATAAAAATTATAAGTCTGTTCTATTTTTTTATTTATTTTATCAAAGATGACTTTATCTTCTTTGTAATCTAGATGTTTTCCTAAAACATTTCTAGAAGTGTGATCAGATGGATCTACCACTCCTAAAGATTTTAAATTAATATTATTATAATAGTCCATTATTTCTTTACAAAATATATCTTCAATAATATTGTCTATTTGTACTATGGCTTCTAAATAGTTCATTTTATTTTTTCAAGTTTTTCTATTTTTTTATTATAGCTAAAATGAGACATTGGGTTATTGTGCAAATTAAAAACTAAACAATACCTATTATTCTCTCCATTATGTTTTTCAAATCCATGCTGTATATAAGGTGGTAATATATAGTAGTCCCCTGGTTCAGGTGTTATTCGAATATTTAATTCTGGTATATTTAAATCACAGCCTTTCGTTAAATATAAAATTCCATGAACATAATGATGGTAGTGATAATCTAAACTATCATTGTTTTTTATTTCATTTCCCCAAGCCTCTCTAAGAATATATTTTTCAAAAAAATGTTCAAAAATATTTGGGTGTGATATTTGGTGTTTGTTAATTACATAAGATATAAAATCTTTATATGAAGGTGTTTCTATAAAATGATCCCAACTTGTCATTCCTCCTTTTACGTTTGTGTACCCTTCCATTTTTTCACTTAAATTATTTTTAATTTCTAAAATAAAATTATGTATTTTTTCAGGATATGGATAATTACCAAATATAATATGGACAGTCCTTGGATAAGTTACTACTAGACTATTTTTATGTTCACTTAATTTATCGTTTTTATCTATTAAATTTATCATTTGTATAATACCATGTTTATAACTTGTCTGCAGGTTGAATTTATTGGGCAACAAGCGGTGTGTTTTATTTTATTATCGAATATAATAGCTCTTCCTTGTCGTGGTGTAATTTTTTTAGTTACATTTAATTTATCATCAAAAAATAAAGTATCTCCATCACTATTGTTTATATAATATATAATACTAATACCATCTACATTAGGATCCGATATATCAATATGAATTGGTCCATAATTTTTTTTATTATTTTTAGGGTAAGGAAACATTGTGTTTATTTTTATTCTATGAATAAAATTATTAGATAGTTTGTGTTTAAATAATAAAGTGTAGATATAAGAAAATAAAACATTATTATATACTTCATCATCTCTAATAATTTCATGAACAATTTGTGGATAATCTATTGTATTAGGGGTCATAAATTTTTTATTTGTTATGGACGTGTTGTTAAAAGAATAAAGTAAATTATTATTGTGTATATAATTTATTATTTCTAATTGTTCTTTTACATTTGCAAAATCATCTACAATTTTTATAGGCATTGTTA